ATGTGGGCAGAGCAAATGCAATCGTTATATGCATCTCAAATAAGCTTGACTGCGTTAAGATCGCAGTTGAGTTCGTTGTTAAGTAGTAGAGTATTCTTGGGAGGATAATATGAATGTACTATCTGTAGTCAGGGCTCCGTCAGTGTCTTTATCATCTACCACTTTTTCTTCGCCTTCAATAAGTGTAAGTACCCCGTCGGTAAGTGTGGGAACAAGTGCCCCTAAATTTTTAACAGGAACAGCACCCGATTTATCTTTAAGATCCATTAGTGCTCCGAGTTTAAGTATAACAAATCCAATATCTAGTCCAGCAAGCTTGAATTTGAGTGGAATTGGACAAACTATGGGAGTACCAACAAGTATAGGAGGTGCAGCGTCCGGTTTGGGAGTACCCACGAGCATAGGAGGCGCGGCATCTTCACTGGGAATTCCAACATCTTTACCTCCCGTCGGAGACGCACTTAAAACACTTGGATTTAATGCCAGTATGCCAAAATTAGATTTAAGTTTGACTGGTCTAAATTTTCCCAAACTGCCAGAATTTCCAGGCATAGATTTAGCCGGTATAAATCTTGGTGCTGGTCCTAAGTTTATAGCCGAGCAGATAGCAAAATATAAAAGTATAGTTCCTCCGTTTGTGCCTGGATTAAAAATAAACATGGGAATGGCGCTGGCAGCAGTGTCCGTAATAAAAGCAGCAATGTCCGCAAATCCTTCCGAATTATTGAAACATTTGTTAAGTAGCGTTTTAGACGACATTAAAGGTCAAGCATTAGGTCAGTTGCAAACGGCGATTGATTCTACTGGAGTAAACAACATACAAGGCCAACTTAATAGCGTGGTAGGCGGAGCAAAAGATTCATTTTTAAGCAACTTTAATACTTTAAATCCGCCCCAAACTACAACAAATGAAGACGGTGAAACAATAGAAATACCGGCACCAAAACCAGATTTATCTGGATTCCCGGATGTTAGCAATATTGCACCAAAAGTCGGAGAAGGTATATTGGCGACTTCAAATATAAAAACAAGTCAATTTACATCTACGGCGGGATCTACACTTAAATCATTTACCTTTCCGCCAACTGGCTGATTATTAAAAATACTATATATTTATATAAAGCATCATATATATGAAAAAGAACGAACTAGTAGATATTATAAGAACTATCGTAAAAGAAGAAGTGCATAACGCCCTTCCACAACTATTGATGGAAGTGCTTGCAGAAAAAATGACAGAGAACTCGGCGGCAATACTTGAAACAAGAAAGCAGGCCGATCAAATTCCAACCAGAAAACCAAATTTCAACGTTGGATTAGAAGAACCTGTAAAAAAACAGGCCGTTCAAGCGCCTAAAATTTTTACAAAAAATCCATTATTGAACCAGGTATTAAATGAAACTGTTGGAGGTGTTCCTATAGAAGAACAAACTTCCACACCTTCTGCAATTGATGTAATAAAAACTTTACCAAAAGAAGCGTTGAACGAAAACAAAGAAGTCGCTGCGGTAGCAAATGCGTTGACCAGAGATTATTCGAAACTTCTAAAAGCAGTTGATGCTAAGGCGAAGGCCAAGCGTCCAATGTAAAAATAAATGGCAACAGCAATACAACCTTATGGCATAACTTTACCCATAACACATGGGCCACAAGGTTATTTTAACCAAAGTTACACCATAATAGACCAGGTAAAATCAAATTTAAACTTGTTATTGCGCACAAAAAAAGGAGAGCGAAGAATGAATCCAGATTTTGGCTCTGGATTGTGGAATGTATTGTTTGAAAATTATACCGACGATATTTCCGCGTTAATAGAAAATACGATTAGAAAAGATATCACGAGATGGATGTCTTATGTCAATGTAAGTGATGTTCAAGTAAGCACTAACGATTCTGAATTTAAAGATAAATACACTATTGGCGTCAAAGTGTTATTCACTGTTCCTAGTATTGGAGTAACACAGCAACAAACCTTGGAAGTTTCAATGAACACCAGCAACATATGATATTAGATACACCAAAATCATTCAAACCAGATAAGAAAGATATTAAGTATCTAAACAAAGACTTTTCTCAACTGAAGCAGTCGTTAATGGATTTTGCCAAGACATATTATCCTAATACATACAAAGACTTCAGTGAAGCGTCCACCGGAATGATGTTTATGGAAATGGCGGCGTATGTTGGCGACGTATTATCATATTACATCGATTATCAATTCAAGGAATCTATGTTGGTAAATTCCGAGGAAAGAAAAAATATTATTGATGCGGCAAAATCGGTACGATACAAAGCAAAGGCAACAATACCTTCGGTTACAAGATTGGATGTATATCAATTGGTTCCTGCAAAGACGGATGATGCGGGAGAAATAGTCCCTGACCTAAATTATGCTCAAATCATAAAACCAGGAATGTCTACCACGAGCGATACTAACGTAACATTTTTGACTAATTCGCCCGTAGATTTTACAGTAGATACAAAAAACGATCCACTCGAAGTTTCTGTTTTTCAAAGAAACTCTGCGGGACAACCAGAATTTTTTGTGTTAAAAAAGAGTGTAGATGCATTTTCTGGTCAAATATTGACAAAAACTGTATCAGTTGTTGATCCTGTTCCATTTTTAAAGATATACTTGGATGATACTAATGTAATAGAAGTATTAGATGTGTATGATTCTGATGGAAATAGATGGTATGAGACAGATTATCTTGCCCAAGATCTACTACCAGTAGATTATGAAAATATCTATAAAAATGATGTTACTCTATCCGTGTACAGAGATACTACGCCATTTTTGTTGAGATATTTGCGTACATCAAAACGTTTTGTCACCGGCGTTGACGCAGATAACACAACGTTTTTGGAATTTGGGTCTGGTATTAGCATAAAAGACGACGAGTTGATTATACCAAACGCATTTACTGTAAATAAACCTACGACTTTTAGAGCAGAAAATATTGCATATGACCCATCAAATTTTCTATCGTCTAAAGCATTTGGACAGGCTCCTTCAAACACGACGTTGACGATAAGATATGTAGTTGGAGGTGGAGTAGAAAGTAACGTAAATGCAAACGCAATCAAAAATGTAAGTTCTGTTGAATTTTTTGGCGATTTGACGGAAATGGGGTTGTTGGAATTCAACTTAACTAATCTGGTACGTCGTTCCGTCCGAGTAAACAACCCAATACCAGCGACGGGAGGAAAAGCCGCAGAAACAAACGATGAAATTCGTAATAATGCACTGGCATACTTTGCTGCGCAAAATAGAGCGGTAACACAGGGAGATTATGAAGTAAGAACATACGCAATGCCATCAAAATATGGGTCTATTGCCAAAGTTTATGCAGTAACAGATACTCAGTTGGACATATCTAATATACAAGCACAACCATCCTCATTACAGTCTGGAAGTTTCGCACCGGGTACAGTAAACAAAGTTAATCCAGACAAAAACAACCCATTTGCTATCAATCTATACTTGTTGTGTTATGACAATAATCAACGATTGATTCCTACCAACGAAGCAGTACGCAATAATCTGAAAAACTACCTAAATCAGTATAGAATGCTTACAGATAGCGTGAATATGTTGGATGGATACGTCATCAATATTGGCGTCGATTTTAGCATTATTGTTTATAAAAACTATAATAAGCGCGAAGTTTTGGCTAATTGTCTAACACTGGTGCAGCAATATTTCGACATAAACAATACTAAGTTCTGTCAGCCAATCAATCTTAGCAGATTGGAACTGGAAATTGCCAAAGTAGATGGCGTTCAGTCCGTAACTCAGTTGCGTGTAAAAAATCTTACACTAAAAGATGGTGATTATTCTCAATACGAATATGACACTGAAAAGGCCACAGTAGATAATGTTATATATCCATCCATAGATCCGTCAGTGTTTGAAGTACGTTTTCCAACTAAAGATATAGTAGGCAGAGTAGCATAAATATATACAGAATATCTGTTGGGTGTTTATATTTATAAAGTAAAGAAATATATAAATGCACTACTTTTTATATCCAACAAAAGACACGTTTATAACCAACTATCCAACCTATATGTACAAAAATATGGGGTTGGACGAACTATTAGAAGTTGAAAAACGAGTTTCTGGCTATAGTTGTTCAAGCACAAGTACATTTCCTGTATTGTTTTCTTATACCAGTTCAAGTATAGAACTATTGAATGGACTAAAGTCGGCGTCTTTTGATTCTGGTTCTACGGATCCAAGAGTAGTATCAAGTTCATATAAAGATGTATCTGGACCAACTACTATGGGTGCTGTTTTATCGCGAGCACTTTTACATTTTGACTTATCCACAATATCGCAATCTATAGCGGCGGGAACAATTACCAGCCCCAAGTTTTTCTTGAACTTGAAGATTTGTGAGTCGCAAGAAGTACCAGTTCGTTATTCGCTTGCCGCATATCCTGTTTCACAATCTTGGGCAATGGGAACTGGATACAAGTATGATGGAGCATCAACGTCCGATGGAGCAAACTGGAAGTTTTATAGTGCCGACCAACTACAAAAATGGTGGAATACCGGGTCTCTCACCGACTGTAGTGGTGGTGGTGTATGGTGGTTGGATAGTGCCTCTATCGCATCTGGTTCTGGATATGCCGAGTATCCAAACATAAGCCAATACAACCCATTCCCAGATTGTCCTACAAGCAGTTATGTTCCGCCAGTTTCGTCCAGCATAATATCCACGGGTTCATATGCTTGCTATCAATACTTTGATTATCAAACATCCGACGTAAGAATGGATGTTACTCCAATAGTAAATGCTTGGCTTACTAGAGCAATACCAAACGAAGGTTTCATATTGATGCACGCAGACGAGTCAAGTTCTGTGGATTATGGCTCATTGAAGTTCTTTAGCAAAGAAACTAATACAATATATTCTCCATATCTTGATGTATGCTGGTATGATTCTACCATCAATACTGGTAGTGCGGATGCTATACAACTACGTGACGCTGTAGTAAATATGAAGAATATGGCAAGAGAATACAAGTTCGGTTCCATTGTTCGTATGGATGTCGCCGCAAGACAAAGATATCCAGTAAAAACATTTACTAACAGATTCTCCGATTATCTGTCTCCATACTATCTACCATCTTCGAGTTATTACCAAATCAAGGATGCAGAAAGCGAAGAAACAATACTTCCATATGATGATTTTACCCGCCTGAGTTGTGATCCAACAGGAAATTATTTTATGCTTGATACAAGCGGACTTGCGTCTGAACGATACTACACGGTTGAAATACGTTCAGAACAAAGTGGGTCTATA